CCAACCAGTCGACCGGACTGCAGGCGTCGCAAGCCAATCAGGACGCCGCTCTGCGCGCCGCTTTGGCGAATCAATCCAGCAACCTGCAAGCGGCTCAGTTGAATCAGTCAGCGAGTCTGCAAGCCGGTCAATACAACCAGGACGCGGCCCTGCGCGCGGCAATGGCGAACCAGCAGACCAACTTCCAGCAGCAGCAGTTCAACACGCAGTTCAACCAAGGCGTCGACCAGAACTACTACCAGAACCTGGGCCAGCTTGCGCAGCTCCAGAACCAGACGACTGGAGCTGACCGCAGCTACGCCGCCGGTCTCGTCGGACTGCGCCAGGCCGCGGTGGGCGATCCGTTCCAAGCGATCCTTGGCCGACCCTCGCAGGGGTTCGCTGCGGGTGGTAGCACCGGCGCTTACGGCGCGGGGTTCCAGCAGATGGCGGGGCCGGCGCTCTTCAACCCTGAGTCGACCTACGCGAACAACATCTACGGCGGAAACCAGCAGGGGATCAACGCGACCAACATTGCGCAGGCCAATGCGGTCGCCAGCCGTAACGGCGCTATGATTGGAGCGGGCGGGGCAATCGCCGGCGGTTTGATCATTTTCTAATGGCTAAGGTCGCAGACACGCTCTCGTTCGTGCGCAAGACGCTGGAAGCCTACCGGCGCCCCGCGATCATGTGTTCGTTCGGCAAGGACTCCATGGTGCTGCTGCATATCCTGCGCACCGCCGGTATCCATCTGCCAGTGGTCTTCCACCGCGATCCTTGGTGGCCCCAGAAGTACACGTTCGCTGACCGTATGATCGCCGAGTGGGAACTCGAGGTGCATGACTACGCTCCCTCCTTCGTCACGCTCTGGGAAGGGAAGGAGATCATGGCGTTCACCAATCACTACCAGATTGGTCCTACGCCGTCTTCGTACCTGCAAATGCCGAAGAACATCCTGCCGCCGGAACCCAATCGGAAGTTCCTCTGCGGCATCAAGGACGTGTTGAACCGTCCCACCGGCACTTTCAATTACCCGTTCGACCTGGTGCTGATCGGCCACAAGTCGAGCGACAAGGACCAGATCGCCGGCGCCGTTCCACTTCACGTCGATGTGAAGAACAACCAAGGCATGGCACCCGACGCTGCATTTCCTCTGCGCTATTGGACCGATGAGGACGTCTGGGACTATACGTCAAAGCACGGCGTGCCGCAGCAGGAGGACCGATACGACGTCGCCAACCGCTGCGAGAAAACCGACAAGTGGACGAATAGCGACTACGCCAACGTGTGCATCGCCTGCTGCGACAAGCGCAGCCAAGCGAAAAGCGTCATGTGTCCAAAGCTCGGATACGAGGTATCCTGCGTGGCCGACAAAGTACCCTACAGCGAACCGCAATTCGATTACTACGGTGACGACAATTGAGGCATACGTTTCCGCATCCAAGATCCACGGTCTGGGTCTGCACGCTGGGCGCGACATTCGCCCAGGAGAAACCGTGTGGCGCTTCATGCCGCCTGACCGGCGCATCCCGTTGAGCGAGGCCGACGACGTCCTCAAGCACTACGGGTACGTCTACCCCGCCAACCCGGCGTGGCTCGTCATCTGCGGAGACGATAGCCGCTACTGGAATTTCTCGAGCGAACCGAATTGCCGCGAAAGCGACATCATCACCAATGGTGAGGCCGAGATCGTCGCCGCCCGTCACATCGCCGCCGGCGAAGAACTCACCATCACGTTCACGTCCGATGCGGACGCCGCCCGCAAGCTGGGCTTCAACGCCATCACACAATGAGACAAGGCCCATACTTCAACAACGTCCCGTACATCAGCCCGCTCCCGAGCGGCTACATGGAGACCGCTGCTCAGATGGCCAAGAATCAGGCCGCTGGGATCGAGTCTATCGGCAACACGATTGCGGGCGCCATTAAGCAGTATTCTGAAAACGAAAAGCAGCGCCAGGTGCTTGGCCCGCAAATCGGTCAGTTTCTCAAATCTGACCCAACCTTGGCGGAATCACTGGACCCCAAGATGATCGAGAAATTCAAACTCGGTAAGGCCACGCTGGATGAACACAAATCGCTGATGGGCGAAATCTCGACCAACATGCTGATTAAGCAGAAGGGCATCGAGGAAGAGCGCGCAAAGCTCGAGAACCAGCGAGTGCGCGAGATGCTGGCTGATTCTGCCAGGAAAAGAAAAAGCGACGAACTGCTGAACACGTCGCTGACGATGAACACTGACACTGACGGTAACGTCGACATCGGAGCAGCACTGAAGACGTTCATCAGTGGAGGCGGAAGCCTACAGGACTCGGCCCTCGCCCCGTCCCTGTCGATGATCAAGAACATTCAGTTCGGCGCGCCCAAGATGCAGACCCTCGAAGGTGGCAACGGTCGCAAGGTTGACATTGTGGAAACTGGTCCCGGCAAGTTTGACGTATTGCCTGATCAACGACCGGCGCAGCCAATGACGCCAGAGTCTCCGCTCGGCAAGCTGATGGCCGACCGCGACGCTGCGCTGCTCGCCAATAATCAAAAAGACGCCGCCTCGATTCAGTCGATGATCGACGGTGAGGTAAAAAAGGCCGCGGAAGGCGCTGGCGCCAAGGCGCTGACCGACGCTCAAAGCAATTCACTAAGTTTCTCTCTGCGTCTCATGCAGAACGAAGACTTAATGAAAAAGAATCAATACGACACAACCGCGTTGTTCAACGGTTCGTGGACGCCGGAGCGTTTCAAGGATCAAGAATTGAAAGCTTACAACGCTGCGAAGAAAAACTGGATCGCCGCTTCGTTGCGTAGGCAGTCAGGAGCAACCATCACTCCGACCGAGTATAAAGAGTGGGACGAACAGTACTTCCCGCAACCTGGAGACGGGGCCGAGGTTATAGCGCAAAAAGCTGAAATGCGCGCTCAAGAAACGAAAGCAATGGTAGCCACCATCGGACCAGACGCCGAAAGATACATCGCCAGCGCACGGTACGTTTCGCCGGAGGAGAAAAAAACAAACGAGGTCGAGACGAAGAAACTACCCAACGGAGTTACTTATCAAAAGCAGCGTTTGAAATAATCACCATGGCCGAAATTCGCGTTACGGTTCCAGGGCGGGGCATACTCACGTTTCCAGACGGCACTTCTGACGAGGACATCGACAAGGCCGTCGAACTGGAGTTTCCCGTGGACGGCCAGATGATCACTGAGCGCCTGGCCGAGAATCCGGCCTACGCGAAAGACATGACGCGGGATGAGTTCCTGCTCATGCGCAAATACAAGGAGGACAATCCAGTCTCTTTTGGATCAAAGGTCGCCGCAGGCGTGGCGGGAATTGGCGACGTCGTTGGCAAGGCATTCACCACGCCACCTGAGTTTCAGCAGGGCGCAGGTCCGCTTGAGAAGGCAAATTCCCTTGTGGCCAACGTGGGCCAAGCCGCGCTGGTGGGCTACGGTGACTTCTCCAGCCTGTTTTTGAGCGCGCTGGAAAATTACGACGCGGACAACAACAGCTACGAGAAATTCCTCTCGACGCGCAAACTCAAGGACTCGCCTGATACCAAGGCGCAGTACGAGAAGGTCGTCGATGACGAGCTGAACAACTTCCGCTCCCTTCAAAATTGGCAGGAGCAGCGCAAAAACATCCTCGCGCAGTCATCGATGCCGAACGCCGCAGAGGCGGGCAGCTTCTTGATTCAGCCTCCGCTCCCAATCGCAGCGGGCATGGAAATGCTCGGCGTTGGCGGAAAGATCGGTGCGGCAACTGCGCGCGCAGCGCAGGCCACTGGCCGAGCCATTCGCGGTGCTGGTGAGTTGACCACCGAAGTCGCGAGCATCCCGCAACGGATCGCCGCCAGCACGGCGGAAGCGATCACCGGCAACGCCGACGTGGCTCAACGAGTTGAGCAGGCGGTCACCCGAGGAACGACCGGACTCGCCGCCGGCCAGCTCGGTTTGGGACTCACCGTTCCCGGCCTCAGTACCACTGCGACCGCAATCGCCGGGACCAAACTCGCTGGACGTAGCTTGTCGCTCGCCGGCGAACTTATGGAGAAGGTGGCCGAGCACGCTGCCAAGGGCGAAGGACGCATTGGAGTATTTGAAGGGCTGGCCAAGGATCTCTCCGCATCGACTGCGGCACGCACCATCGGACGCATCGGATCAGTGGCCGGCGCGGACGTCGTCGCACCGTACCTGGCGGCGGCGACTCGCGGTGTTGCGGAAGGTGCCGTCGTTGGCGGTCTGCTTGGCTACATGGCAGACGGCGAGGACGGTGCCGCCGGTGGCATCGGCGCGGGTTTGACGCTCGGCGCCGCTGGTGGTGTTGCCGGTCGCGCCTACATGCACGGGAAGGGCTATGTGCGCCAGCAACGCATCCTCAACGACGCTGTTCGCTCTACGGCCACGATGGATGCGCCAACTCGAGCGAATGCCGCCGCGCTCTTCGACCGGATGGCGCGTGATGGCCATCACGAAGCCGTTGCGGAGATTGTCGACGTTCGCAATTGGCTCAGTGGCGACGTCGAGTTTCGTTTCGTCAATGACGCGGAAGCCAAGGCTATGCCCGAGGCTCGAGGCGTCGCTTTTGAGGGCGTTACAGTTGTTCCAGCAGGCAAAGGCGCAAAGCCTTCGATCATCTTTAACGTCGATGCGGTGAAGCCTGGGACCGGCTTCCACGAATCGTTCCACGGCGCCATGCGTACCGCGCTGGGCGAAACCATCGGGAAACGGATCTTCGACGGAGTCGACTCGACGTTCACGCCTGCGCAGAAGGCGAAATTCTACGACGACTACGTCAACCGCGGGCGCACCGAACCGGCCAAGCAGGAACTGCGCGACTATCTCAACGATGGTAACAACTTGGTCGAGGAGATGGGCGCCGAGTATTTCCGCGAGTTTCTGCAACGCCGGGAAAACCGCGATCTGCTGCTCCGCGGCGAACGCACGTCGGATGGCGCCGTCATTGGAAAACTCAAAGGAGGCATCGACTTTGTCCTGCGCCGCATGGGCGTCGATGGCTACAAGGCGAACACTGGCCATCCCGCGCTCGACGCACTTGCCCGCGAACTGATTGTCGCTCGCACCGACATCAACAAAGCAATCGCCAAGAACGGCAGGCCGCTCGCCGAGGTTCCTTTGGCTCGGATGCCAACGCCTGCACTTGTCGACTGGGCCAACGACGAGGGCCAGGGCGATGTCCTGTTGCGCGACGCGGCCACGGGCGACGTGATCGGCGTGCGCACCGAAGAGCAGGTGAACGTGGCCCGCGATGCCGCGTACCAACGCAGCGCGGAGGAGTTGGCCAGCGTGCCGCGTGGCGTAAACAACGTCACTGATGCCGAACTGGCCGTCTACAACAAGCACCTCGCGCCGGAGCACTTCAACAAGCTCGTTTTTTTGAACGAGGCGCAGAAGTCGGGGAACATCATCAACAGCACCTATTTCCCGGCGACCAAGAAGGCCGGCGAGGGCACGCTTTACGCAAGCCGGGGTTCGACCAACCGCGACATCGTCGTTCACAAGATTCGCACGACCCAGAAAGGCGCCGTGGCCATCGAGTTTCTCGACGTCACCCAACTGCGCTCCCGGTTCGATGACGTCATGTCTCGACCTGGCGTTCTGGAACGGTGGGGCGGCAACAAAGACGCAGCGTGGACGGAACTGATCGACTACTCGCGAAATCTTTCGCTCGGCGATGGCGTCGCCAAACCCAGCGCGGAATTGTTCGGCCCGATCAAGCGGGACATCTTCAACAAGATCTACGGATTCGCTCCCACCAAGGCGCAATTGCAGGGCGGTGAGATTCGGAACATCTCGTCGCTCGGCATCAATACCCGCTCCGAATCCGGCACTGGCAAGCAGCAGATTGGCAAACCGGCGTATCAGGACTCCAAGGACACCCGTGTGGTAAGCACCATGCGGCTCGACCGACTTGGCAAGCTGGTCGATCTGAAGCAGAACTTTCCGTTCAACGAGTCAGGCTCGTACAAGCTCTCCCAGGTCAACTTCAAGCCAGCGGAAGTGCTCCCCCACGGCAAAGTGTACCAGTCCGACGAGGGCTTTCGTATCATCGAACGGAAAAACCGATTCAGCCTTTTCGACCCCAACGGCGAGCGCGTCGGCATTTACAGTAACGCAGCAGAGGCGTCGGCCAAGGCGCAAAAGGTCAATTTCAAGCCCGCTGACGAGCAATCGAATCAAGTTGCAGAAGCTTTGCCGCGGCGTAACTTGAGCGAACCGAACGGAGTTACCCGCGATGAAAAAGGCAACATCACATTCCGCGGCAAAGAGCCGAAAGACTGGACTCCAGAAGACTTTGCGGACTACGGCAAAGCGTTCGGTGTCGACAACCTTGGCCCTCTATCTCCAGTCAGGGAAATCGCCACGGAGTTACCTGGATCTTATGCGCGACTGCCGGGAGGCTTGGACGGAAAGTTCACCTACTACGACCTCCTCTGGCTCAAAGCCAACCCAGTCGACGTAAAGACGCTGCCGGAGAAAACTCACGCGCAGCTCACGGCGAAACTGGCCCGAACGATGGAGCCGGCGCCGGGTGACCAGATCTCCAGTTTCAATTCGATTGTGTTCGGGATGCTCTCCCCGAACGCACCGCTTCTTCCCAACGAAATTGGTCAGGCTCGCATGCGCTTTGGGTCCATGGATGAGATCCGACGTTTTGCGAAGCTCTACCCAGAGAACCCGACCAAGGAGAATCTGGTTAAGCTAAACGAACAACTGAAGAAAGAGCTGGGCTTCATCGCCGCCGGCAAGGGCGGTCTGGGCATTCCGATCACCGCGGACCTCTCTAACATCGTGAACGCGGCGCGGATGTTTGTGAAGAATCCCGATTTCTTCGTGAAGCAACCGGGCGAATCGTGGGCCAACTTTGTCGACAAGCTGACGACTCAGGTCAGTGGATTCGGCACCAAGACGGGATCTTTTGGATCCGTCTGGCAGGATCCGCTCAACGCATCGATATCAGCCATGGACCGGCACATGGCCCGCACGTTCGGACAGGAACTTCTGGGCGACAAAGACCTCCGTTCGCGTTTCGAGGGTATCGTCGTCGACCGCTTCAACGCGCTCATCAAGGAGGCGAAAAAGACCGCAGTCAGTTACGAGAAGAAGATCGCGCGAGCCACTGAGACCAAATCGCGCGAAAAGCTGATCAAGGAACGTGACAAGGATCTGGCAAAGCTGCCCGACCCAACTGCGGTCAAAGCCAAAACTCTGGACGACGTGTTGGGTCAGGCCGAGATATTTGGCGCCGACCGGGTGCGCGAGTTCGTCAACGAAGCCGTGTTTGCCGCAATGGGCAGCAGGAAGGCCAAACTCATCACGGCGAAGGGTGACATCAACCCGAACGCGCCGGAACACATCAAGGCAGTGGAATGGATTGAGACGCCGAATGACTTCCAAGTGATGTCGGAGGCATATCGTTCGGCTCTGGAGATCAATCAAAAGCGAGCGGAGGAACTTGGGGTCGCGGTCTTCCCGGCTCAGTGGACCTTGTGGGACCGGATTCGCCAGCGCGTGGAACCCCATGAGGCGATGTTCCCTGGTCTAGAAAAACTCCCTGCGCTGAACGACCGCCAACTCGCTCAAGCCTACGCTGCGAACAAGGTGGCCGGCTACATGTCGACTCCGAAACCCGGCAAGAAGTGGAAGAGGGCAGAAGTGGAGTCGCCGTCTTCGTTGGCGTACTTCATGCCGGACACGCAGTACGGTATTCCCGTGAACATTACGCCCGACCAAGCCAAAGCGAGAGGGCTTGCTGGGCCTTTCTACCACGGTTCACCAGATTTCAAGGGCGATAAGTTCGATCCAGAACTTCGCGCCCGCAACACCGGCATTTCGAGGGGAGGATTTTCTTTCACCGACGATTTTAACGCTGCAAATTCCTATGCGCGTGGCGGCGTGGATTCGTCACAAGCTGCGGTGGATTCAGCCAACAAGGTCATGCGCGAACTGGCGCAACGAATCGAAAAAGGGCTAAAGGTGGATGGGTTCACAACCATCGACGACGTTCCTGAGTTCAACTCTCGGCACGTCGATGACATCAGTGAGTTGGCGAGCTACTTTGACGAGATTGCCGAAAAGATTCCGCGTGACCTTGGCGAAAGGCTCAGAGCTGCATCAAGGGCGATAAACCAACCGGCCAACCCAGTTGTGGTCGAAGCGTATCTCAAAGACCCGACAGTCCAGGAGATCGCCGGGAAAAAACTCTTTGTAGCTAAAAACCCAGACGACATTTTTGTCGCATCGGTGCAGCGTCCCAAGTCAGTCAACTTCATGCCGGACTCCGGCAACGGTCTCGCGGGGATGGAATCCGTCGTCGCAGACATGGGAGGTCCGGTCTGGCGTGATGCCCTGGCGCAGTACGGTTCCAAGGCGGCAGGCTATCGCAGCGGCGGCACGCGCGGAATGGACCGCGAGCTGCGCCGAGGCGAAGGCAAGAAGCTCTGGGAGGACATGACCGAGCGGGAGCGCATCGCGGAGTTCCGCGAGGCCGCGCTCAACGACCTCCGCGTCGCAAAGCAGGAGGCGACCGACACCACTGACTACATGCTCAACCGCGCCCTGGATCCGCTTGATCCGATGGGCGGCTTGTACAAGGCACTCCTCCAGCGGGCCGGCGCCGAGCTAAAGGACGGCAGGATCCGCGTGCCGGCGAACGTGCGCACGTCGCTCGATGGCGGCGCCCCCAAGATCAACTTCCAACCCGAAGCGATGCCGAACGGCACCGTCTACCGCGCCGATTTCGGCTACACCGTCGTCAACAAGAACGGCGGCAAGTTCCGCGTGTTCAGCCCAGTGGGCGAGCTAATCGCCGTCGCCAAGTCCCTCGAGGAAGCGGAACGACTCATCGCCAAACGACTATGATCTTGGACCTACTCTTCAACGCCGCGGGCGGCGGCATTTTCGGCGGGATCCTCAATCTCGGCACCCGCTGGTTTGAGGTCTACGCCAAGCGCGAGGAGGCCAAGGTCGAGATCATGCGGATGGAAGCCATGGCCCGCATTAAGGTGGAAGAACTGAGCTGGGCCGCGTTCGGGAAATCTCAAGAGAACGTCAACGAGGACGTCACGGTCTCCGACAAGGCGAGCGGGTGGGTGATCAACCTGGGCGAGCTGGTCGATTGCTTCCGCTCGTTCACGCGGCCTGCGCTGACGTGGCTCCTGCTCGTCGTACTGCTCGTCGTCTTCCTGCGCAGCGATCCCGCCGTGCAGGCCACCATGGCCGACCAGATCACGTTCGGGAGTTTCACGGCGCTGTTTTGGTGGTTCGGATCACGCTACTCGCGCAAGTGAACCTGCGCCCCAAGCTCCGGCGGCTCTTCTGGGACATTGAGACGTCCCCCAACGTCGTCCTGTCCTGGCGCACCGGATACAAGCTGAACATCGACCACGACAACATCCTCCACGAACGCGCGATCATCTGCATCGGCTACAAGTGGGAAGGGGAGGAGAGGGTCTACGCGCTGACCTGGGATAAGCGCCAAGATGACCGCGCACTGCTGGCTGACTTCCTCGAGGTTGCGGCGCAAGCCGACGAGCTGGTGGCGCACAATGGCGACAAGTTCGATCTGCCCTGGGTGAAGGCACGCTGCGCTCACCATGGCCTACCCACCTTCCCGAGTTACAAGACCGTCGACACGCTCCAGTGGGCCAGGAGAAAGTTTCTCTTCAACAGCAACCGGCTCGACTATCTCGGCAAATTTCTTGGGCTTGGACGAAAGCACAAGACCGAGTTCGGCCTTTGGAAGTCCATCGTCCTCGACCGCGACGCCGCGGCGCTCCGGCGGATGGTCAAGTACTGCAAACGCGACGTGGCACTCTTGGAACAGGTCTACCTCAAGCTGGCGCCGCATGTCCCGCACAAGACGCACGCCGGCGTGATGGCGGGGCGCGACAAGTGGAGTTGCCCGCACTGCGCATCCGTAAAAGTGGCCGTGGCCCGCGGCATTCGCGTGACTGCCGCCGGGAGTGTGACGCATCGGATGCAGTGCCAAAAGTGCTACCGCAATTACGCGATCAACACCTCCGCGCACTCAGCGTACCTTGAGGCCAAGGCGGCATGATCACGGCGGCGCTGCTCCTCTTTTCTTCTGGCGTGTTCCTGATGGGCCTCGCCGCTTTTCTTTGGGTTTTTCGTTGGCCGCGCTGAACATGGTACATGACGGTTGCATAAGTCGTTGAATAACAACAAAGCCTCGTAGACTCAAAATCTACCGCCGAAAGGCTTGCGGGTTCGACCCCCGCCCTGGGCACCACAGAGGAGAAAAGGCGATTTCCCTGCGCGGAAACCCTTTGAAGCCGCAAAACCCTGGGTTTCCGTAAGTGCTTGGTAGTTTCCGTGAATTTCTGTTTCGCCATCCGACGCGGTAGACTCGAATCTACCGACATGCGCAAAGACTACGCACTGACACCGGAACAGCGGATGGATGCCCGCGACGCTCTGCGCATCCTCGACGGCACCGGCATTACGCTGCAGCAGGCCGCGCAGCAGGCCGTTCAGGGCAAGCGCGCCGTGCGGCGGATTCGGTTCACGCAAGCCGTGGATGAGTTCATCCGCTCCCGCATGGCGAGGGGACTGCGCTCCAGGTCGGTGGCGTGGTATGAGAAGATGCTGGCGCTTCCAGAGGCGAAGTTCGGCGACCGGCATTTCGATGAGATTTCCCGCGCCGAGCTGTTCGCATGGCTGCAAGCGGTCCCAATCGGCGAGCACACGCGGGCGGGAATGTCGCGGGCGCTGCGTGCGCTCTGGCGCTGGGGTGTGGCGCAGGAACCGCAGCTCGTCGGCCAAGACATCACGCCGGGGCTGCGCACCGATGGACCGCGCAACGAGGGCGACGCCGCTTTTCTCACGGTCGAACAGGTCAAGCAGATCCTGGCTGACCCCGGTCCCTACCTGAACGCCTTTGCGCTGCTCTTCTTTGCCGCGGTGCGCCCCGAGGAGGTGGCCGGCGACGGAAAGCCGCGGCTTTTGTGGAAGCACGTCCGCATATCCGAAAAATTGATACGCATCCCCGGCGACATTGCGAAGACGGGGAAGCCGCGCACGATCCAGGATCTGCCGCCGACTGTCTGGGCGTGGCTCCAACCGGGCGCAGACGAGGAACCGATTTGCGAGTCGCATATCCGGCAGGCCACGTATCGCGCCAAGGGCATCATTGGCGAGTGGCACCACGACGCGACGCGCCATACGTGCGCCACGTACCTTCTGGCCCTCACCGGCGACGCCGGCAAAGTGTCCACTTGGATCGGTCACGAAGGGCGCCCCACGCTCCTGCATCGCAATTACGCGGGCCTCGCCACCAAGCCCGAGGCGGAAAAGTTTTTCGCCCTGCGACCGAAAGTGTGAAGCTGGGACCACCAATGTCTCAGGCGGCTTGGTAGGATGGGGGAATGACCTTGTGCGTATTAGTACCGACCTCGCAACGATTGACCGGCTGTTTCGTCAGTCGCACTGATCCGGCGAGGCGCGCGGCGCACCGCAAAAGTACCCCTGAAAGCTGACCCCTGCCCGAAAACGGCAACACCATGACCACGCAGTCGACACTTCGCGAAGCTCTCAAACTCGCGCTTACTTATCTTTCGTCTTCCGAGCTAGACGACTTTCGGCGACGAGTTCGTCAACTGCGGCGAGCGCGGCGGCGGTCGCGGCGCGACGTTTGATTTCCGCCTCAAGGAGTTTCTCGATTAACGCGGGCAGCGTCATGTGCTGATCCCTGGCGCACTCACGCGCCACTGAGATCAGCGCGGAATCCACCGTTGTGGTGAACTTCACCCGCTTAGTTTCACCCTTTAGGGGACGGCCAGCCATAAACGTATTTCATAGGTATCTTTTCCTAGTTCGCAACTTTTAAGTTTACACACGTACGGAATACGTTTTTCCAACGTGGCATCGGACTTTCCCATGCCACGACCTAAAGGAAAAAAGAGGTTCCCGGCGACGATCACCCTCGTCCCGGCAACTAAACGCGAAGCCGCTCGAGTTGCGATGGAAGGCAACGAGTCGCTGTCGCACCTGATCAACCGCCTGCTCGAGCAGCACTGCCGAGCGGCCAAAGGAGCGCGATGAACGCGATCTCCGACTCCGACGTGGACCGCATCGCGCGGCGAGTGGTTGAGCTACAGGCCACCACGCTGACGCAGTCCGAGGTGCTGACCCGCAGCGAGGCGATGGCCTACGCTAAGCGCCAATCGCACGCCGCTTTCTCGGTCTGGTGCGCCGCGAACCACGTTCGCCCTGTCAGTCGCGGTCGCTACTCGCGGTCGCAGCTCGATCTCGCGTTGCAGCGCGAAGCGAGGAGGCGCGCAGCATGAAGCCCAAGCCCCTGCCGAAGACCCCCGGCCTAGCCGTAGTCACGCTCATGGTCGTCGGCAACCTCCTGCTCTTCGGCGTCTGCTGCGCCGTGTTCGCCTACACGCTCTACGGCTTCGTTTTCCCATGAACACAGAACATATCGCCGAATATCTGCGCGCCGGCACCGAGTCGCTCCGCGCCCGAGCTGGCCTTTCCGTCTACAGCCAAGTCACGGACAAAGGCATCGTCACCGTGACCGTTTTTGCTGGCAACGAAATGCTGGCCGGCAAAGGCGACAGTGTCGGCGCTGCGGTCGCAGACGTCGAGGCCAAGCTGACCAACATCCCCCGCATCGTCACCCTGCGCGCCGAGTTAAGCGAGTTGGAGGGTACGTGCGTCTGATCATCGCAGTCGATCCCGGCGCCGGCGGCGGCATCGCGTGGGCCAAGGGGGGAGAGCTGGGTTGCTGCGCCATGCCGGCGGCGATCACTGACGCCATCGATCTTCTGCGCTCGCTTGTCGTCGGATCCACCTCCGCGGAGATCTGGATCGAGGACGTCCCGAAGTTCGTGGGGCGGGCCATCCCGTCGAGCACCACCGCCGTCCTCTTCAAGAATTTTGGCTACATCGAAGGCGCGGCCACGGCGCTGGGCCTGCGCGTCATCCTGGTGAAGCCGCACGATTGGCAAAAACACTTCCGGCTTGGGACCAAGCGCGAGTGCGCCTCCACGACCGAGTGGAAGAACAAGCTCAAGACGGAAGCGGTGCGCCGTTTCCCGACGCTCGACGTGACGCTCAAGACCGCGGACGCCCTGCTGATTTTGGATTTCGCCCGCGGAAAATAAGTGGGGCCGGCCCCCGCTAGGCAGGACGCCGGCCCCTTTTCCCATGACACCGTGGGCAGATTAGCACCACGAAATTTTTTCGTCCCATGAATAATACAATAACTACGGGCGCATCGTTCGCCCTCGCCGCACCCGCCGAGGGTGACGCCTACACGCGGATGACCGATCCGCTCCACGCCGTCGAACGCCTGGGCGAGATCATCGCCAGCTCTGGCATGTTCGGCTGCACCAAGGTCGAGCAAGGACAGGTGCTGGCCCTCCAGTGCATGACCGAGCGCAAAGCCCCGCTTGAGCTGGCCAAGACTTACCACGTCATCGAGGGCAAGCTCTCCATGCGCGCCGACGCCATGCTGGCGAAGTTCCAGATGTCCGGCGGCACGGTAAAGTGGACTCGCCGCGACGACAAAGCAGTCGAGGCGACGTTCACGCTCCGCGGCAACTCGCTGCCTTTTTCCGCCACGATTGAGTCGTTCGTGCAGAACGGCGTTGCGGTGGGACGTGACGGCAAGCTGAAAGACAACTGGCGCAAGTTCCCGCGCCAGATGCTGACCGCGCGCGTGATCAGTGAAGCGGTGCGGCTCCTCGCCCCCGAGGTGGTGTTCGGCGTCTACACGCCAGAGGAGATCCAGGACAACGCTACGCCGAGCGCCGCGCCGGTTAACGTCACGCCGACCGTCGTCACCAGCGAAACCCCGACCGCAGATCTCTCGAAACTCGAGGCGCTGCTGGAGCCGCACGCGGAGAAGGCGAACGCCTACCTACTCGCGAAGGGTCACATCAGCGAGGGCCAGAACTTCCGCGACATGCCGGCGGCGCTGGCGGCGAAGATCATGCAGAACCCCAAGCCATTCGTGGAGGCGATCAACAAGTGAGCGCACCCATCAACGACGGCGGGCCAGCATTTCCGCACGCGCAGCGTTTATGGGACAGCGACGCGCAGAGTTGGGCTGTTCACAGTATCGGAGGCATGACGCTGCGCGACTACTTCGCGGCGGCGGCTCTGTGTGCGGTCTATCGCAGGGCGTACGAAGCTGACGTCTCTAATTACAGCACAACCCATCCAGAAACCATCGCGCGTAGGGCCTATGAGTATGCCGATGGGATGCTAGCCATTCGCAAGAAGGATTCCGAACGATGAAACTCGGCATCCACCACAACCTGCCGGCGGCAGAGTACCACGCCATCCGCGCACTGTCTGCGTCCGGCTTGAAGAAGCTGGCCGTCACCCCGGCTCACTACGCCCACTGGCTGGACAATCCTGACGAGCAGACGCCGGCCCTGCGGCTCGGCATGCTCGGCCACATCTGCGTCATCGAGCCTGACCGCTTCGACCGTGACGTCGTCGTCGCTCCCATCGTGGACCGGCGCACCAAGGAGGGGAAGTCGATCTGGGAGCAGTTCCAGGGCGCCAACGTCGGCAAGGAGATCATAACCCACGACGAGCGGGAGCAACTGCTGGCCATGCGGCACGCGGTACGCGCCCACCCGGCGGCGGCGAAACTCCTGACCGGCGGCGCCGCAGAGGTTTCGCTGTTCGCCAACGACGAACGCGGAGCGTATTGTAAAGCCCGATACGACTACCTGACCGAGACGGCCATCGTGGACTTGAAGACGACCGAGGACGCGAGTCCCGCCGGCTTTGCCCGCAGCTTGGCCAACTACAAGTACAACCTCCAGGCCGCGCACTATCGGGCCATGGCGAAGGCTGTCGGCCTCGGCGATCTGCGCTTCGTGTTCGTTGCCGTCGAGAAGTCCGCGCCGCACGCCGTCGCCTGCTACGAGCTGGACGCCGCGGACCTGATCCTCGCGGAGAACGAGCGGCAGGCGCTCCTCGCTCTCCATTCCACCTGTTCCGATTTCAAGACCTGGCCGGCCTACAGCCGCGAGGTCGAGACCATAACCCTGCCCAACTGGGCAAAAGTGAAAGCAGCATAACCATGGCTATGTTCGTTGTAGATCGCGCTTCGGCGTCGATGAAACCCTTCGAGGGACCGGGTACGTACTTGGTCACTCTCGTCAAAACCGAGGGCATGATAACGCCGAAAGGCGACTCCGTCGTCCGTCTGACATTCCGTTCCGCGCAGGGACACTCGGTGTCGGACAATATGTTCAACACCGAGAAAAGCTGGTGGCGCGTGAACCAGCTCTTGGTCGCTTGCCCCGCCATCACGGTGCCGGACGGCGAGGAGTTGGATTTCACGAAGAACAAAACCTTCGATGAGTTCCTCGCCCGGTTCGTGGGCCAGAAGCTCCAGGTGAAACTCGAGGCCGAAAGCTACGTGAAGAACGGCGAGACGAAGACGGCGCTGCGCGTGCAGCGGTTCCTGCCGGACGACAACCCGTTTTGATTTGAGTGATACGCAGGGGCGCGACTGCGGAACGCGCACAATTTCCCCCATGACATGGATTCTTCCCAAGCAATTACACACGTCAGCCTTTGTGCCGGATACGGAGGCATTGATCTCGGACTCCGACGAGCAATCCCGAACCTGCGCACAATCGCTTTTAGTGAGATCGAAGCCTTCGCCATCGCGAACCTGGTCGCTAAAATTGAAGCGAGACATCTGGACCCAGCTCCTTTGTGGACGGATGTTAAAACCTTCCCATGGGGACAGTTTCACGGTCGCGTGGACATCCTCTCTGGCGGCTACCCCTGCCAGCCCTTCAGTGCCGCTGGGAAGCGCCTCGGCAAGGACGACCCCCGCCACCTCTGGCCATGGATCGCAGACGGAATTTTGGCAATGCGACCCCGGCTCTGCTTCTTTGAAAACGTCGAGGGCCACATATCACTGGGACTCGAGCAAGTCCTACTCGACCTTCAGCGAATTGGTTATCGCTGCACGTTCGGAATATTCAGCGCGGCGGAAGTCGGGGCGCCGCACCAGCGAAAGCGGTTGTTCATCTTGGCCCACTTCATCTGCGCGGGACTGGAAGGGTTGCTACGTGACGCTGGAGCGGAAGGACGGGAAGATGCGCGGGGATCTGCTGCCGGATGCGGTTCGCATCGAAGCACTGTCTGGCCGAGTCGCCCCGGCGAATCCCAGCACGAATGGGAACCACCGCGCACAGTGGCCAACGGCAACCGCGGGGGATGCGAAGTCATCGGGGAGTCGCAATCTGGAGGGGAGCAACGCGCATTCGGGGACGTCGCTGACGGACGCGGTGGTGCGGAATCCGCAGTGGCCGACCCCAAGAACGACGGACACTCAGGACGCGAGGGGCTGCGTGCAAATCGGGAACGGTCTGTATCGTCCGAGTGCGCATCTGAGTGCGGGGAAGCTGGTGGGCCAAGCGAACCTTGCAGATGCGGCACAATGGGCAACGCCGAGGGCGGAACACGATTTGGGCAAGCATCGCGGGCAACCGGACACGCTGCACTCGCAGATCAAGGCGGGGACCACTTACACGCAGAATTGCACGGGCAAGGATTTGGCGAATCAAGCGAACGGCAAGCTGAACCCGCGCTGGGTGGAGACGCTGATGGGTCTGCCGGTGGGATGGGTTATGCCGAGTTGTGTGTCTCCGGTGATAATCGAACCGACGAGCTGCGACTGCTCGGAAACGGAGTCGTTCCCGCCACCGCAGAGCGAGCTTTTCGAGTTCTCGCAGGGAGGCTCCTGACATGAACCTCAGACCCTACCAACAACGCGCCGTCGACTGGCTGCTGAACCGGCAACGCGCCTTCGTCATCGCGCCAGCGGGCGCGGGCAAGACATTCATCGCCGCTTCCGCCGTGGCCGAGATGACCCGCGGCATCATTGGCGTCCGCATCGGCTGGCTCGCCAATACCCGAGAACAGGTCGAGCAGGCGCAGGCCGCGGCTGAGACGTGCGGCGTGAAGATCGACGCGCACTGTGTGGCCGGTCAGCCCGACTGCTCGAGGTACGACATCTTGGTCGTTGACGAGGCCCACCACATGCCTGCGGCCACCTGGACGGCCACGGTGGGAAAGTGCGAGGGCATCATCTGGGGGTTCTCCGCGACGCCATGGTCGCAGGATCCCGAGCGCGATCAGCGGCTCCGCGACTTCTTCCGCGAGTTTTTCACCGTGCCACGCGATGAGGTCATGGCCAACGGGTCCATCACCAAGGGCGCCGTCGTTCTGCACGACCTCGACCAACCGAGCCAGTACGACTCCGAAATCGAGATGGCGACCGCGCAGGAGACCATCCGCCGGTGCCGGCGCTTCCCGTGGATCGACGCCGACGAGCATGAACGCCGCGCCAGGTGGCAGGCCACCGCCGACTGCGTGCTAACCAACACCCGCCGCAACTCCAAGATAGCCGAGTTGGCGACCAGCGAACCCGGCAGCATCCTGGTGCTGGTTTCCACCATCGATCACGGCGAGCAACTCTGCGCGCAGATCCCGAACTCGGTCGTCGTTCATGCCGGCATCGGCAAGCGCCGCCGCACCGAGGCCATCGAGTCATTCCGCGACGGGCGGCTGCGCTGCATGATCGCGACGAGTCTGGCCGACGAGGGACTCGACGTGCCGCGAGCCAGTGTGCTGGTCCTCGCCGCCGGTGGCAGATCTGCTGGAAAATTGGAGCAGCGCGCCGGTCGCGTGATGCGCCCGCATGAGGGCAAGGAGTTTGGCACGGTTCACGACTTTGTCGACGCCGGCGCGGCCTTGGCGCACGCGCAGTTTCTCGCCCGCGTCAGAACGTACAAGAAGCTCGGATACACTATTACCCGCGCCTAAATAATGGAGCACGATGCCAAGAGATCTGCCGTCGAGGCGTGTGAGTACTTGATCAACAAGTACTGCCGAGATGTGAAGAACGTAAAGCTCCTGCCGCTCTCTGAAAAGCAGGAGGCGCGTACGATCCCACGCTTTCTAGTGAGCCAAGAGGAGCACGACAAGATATTGGCCGCTTGGAAAAGCGAGAAGGTGACCATCGTGGCGTTGGCGAAGCGATTCCGGCGCAGCGAGTACTGTGTACACACAATCATCCATGGTCGACACGTCCTTTCCCCAAGAACACATGACAAAAAAAATGACAAAGGCCGGCACTGAAATGCACGCCGGCGCCACCGGGCTTTTCGCCCTGCTGAATAAAGTGAACGCGGAACCTGACGGCACTATCCGTCACGTTGCCATGATCGCCGTCACCAGTGTTGAGGATGGCGAGAAGCTGCAGGCCGCGCTCGAGCTGCTGAAGAGCGGCGTGGAGAAGTGGGAGGTTCATTCGTGAGCGACACACCACGAACTGATGCCGCCGTTTTCCTTAGCGGAGGAAAAGGCTTCAACAGCGTTTGCCCCAACTTTGCCCGCCAGCTTGAGCGCGAAAACGAATCCCTCAGACTGCTATGTGCTGATTACGATTATCAGCGTGACGAGGTGCTGCGCCTACAGGCCGAAATTGAACGGTGGCGTGACTCGAATAATCGACTGCGTGCCGAGATGGAGCATCAGGCGAGAATGAACCAAGAGCTTCGCGAGGACAAAGCGCGGATGGACTGGTTGGCCACTGAAGAGGGGAGCAACTGGGCCGGCGTTCACGCCGGAATTGATCTAGAAGACATAACCCGCGACGCCATAGACGAGGCAATGGAGGGCAATAAATGAAAAGCCAGGGCAACGCACCTGATTACTACAGCAGGAGCGGTACTGTCGGCACTGACGGCAAGGTCATGTTTACAGCAGACGCTGATGTAGTGCGCGAAAACGAGATCGTCAGTCTCATTGAGCAACGGTGGGAGGTCAAAGTCCATAGGTTCGGGAAGCTCTGCCCAATCGACTTCTATGCGACAAAACACGGGCGCATGGTCGCCGTCATAGAGACAAAATCAAGGTCCACTCCCTCGACTCAGTACCCGACCGTTTTCTTGAACGTCCGCAAGTGGCTGGCCCTGGGACTTGCCCAAGCAGGACTTGGATCTCCTGCACTTTTCTTTGTGCGCTGGTCTGACGGTGTAGTTCGCTACATCAGGTTCAACGACATTGATGCACGAAAGATGTCAATGGGTGGGTGTCGGCAATTAGTGAAGAGCACAACCGACTACGAACCCCAAATCGAGATTCCTATATCAAGCATGATTCAAGTTTCCCCATAACAAAATGCACGACGCACTCGCAGAAAAAGACGCCATCATCAAAGAGCAGAAGGAACTGATCGCCGACGCCCTTGCGGCAATCATGTTGGTGATGATGATCGAGAAACCCACGCCAGAAGACGGCGTAGCCGTGATGGCCGTCCTGATGAAAATCAAAAAGCACTTGCAATGACCATCATCGACCGCGCCAGACGTTACCTGGCAACCTGTCCACCCGCCATCTCCGGCGCTGGCGGGCATAGCCAAACCTACACCGTAGCCGTGGCGCTCTGCCACGGTTTTTCTCTCTCCAAGGGCGACGCACTGTCACTCCTTCGTGAATACAACGCCTCCTGCCAGCCACCGTGGAACGAACGCGAACTGGCCCACAAGATCGATGAGGCGATCAAGAAGCCGCACGACAAGCCCGCGGGGTTTCTCCTCCAGGACTCGCCCACGCGCCGGCCATCGTGCGTCAGCCCGAGCGGCAAGTTCATCGTGCAACGCGGCACGCCACCAGCGCCCGCGGCGCCGGCGCCAGACAACGCCATGCCCACCGGCTGGGATGCCACGCGCAAGTTCCTCGACGCCGTCTTCAAGGACACCGACTGGATCTGCATCGGCCTCGAGGCCAACCACGACGAGGAGCGCGACAAATGGTTTCCCGCCAACTCCGGCACCTTCCTGCCGATCCCGCGGTGGCTCGGCCTCTTCGTCGACCGTCCTTCGATCTTCGAGGGAAAGCCGCAGGGCGCATGGATCCGCATCAACCCCACGTTCCCCGAACGCTACGAGGGTTCCGACTCCAACGTCGCAGCGTACCGCCACGTCCTCATCGAGTTTGATGACAAGCCCAAGCCCGAGCAGTTGGCCATCATTCAACAGTGCCGCTTGCCCATCGCCGCCGTCATCGACTCCGGTGGGCGCAGTCTGCACGCTTGGGTGAAAGTCGACGCCGCTTCCAAGCAGGAGTGGGAAGAGCGCCGCGACATCGTGTACGACTACCTCTCCGACCAGCACCCCTGCGAGTCCAACAAGAACCCGTCCCGCTTCTCGCGCCTGCCCGGCATCATGCGCGACGGCGTCGAGCAGGCACTGGTGGCCGTCCACATCGGCTTCAGCACCTGGGCCGAATGGCTCGACTGGCGAGATCAGTCCGAGCTGGCCGAACCGACCACCCCGCAGGATCTGCTCGACTACAACGTCGACAACGACCCGAACAACGTCCTGGGCGACCGCTGGCTCTGCCGCGGCGGCTCGCTCGTCATCGTGGGCCAGAGCGGAGTGGGGAAGTCCTCCTTCGCGATGCAGTTCGGCCTCACCTTGGCGCTCGGCAAGCCCTTCTTCGGGATCAAGCCGGTCAAGCCCCTCCGCGTGGCCTTCATCCAAGCCGAGAACGACATGGGCGACATGGCCGAGGCGTTCCGCGGCGTCGTCACCGGCATGCGCTACGGATCCGACGAGCTGGCCACGCTCAACGATCACGTCCGCTTCTACGACGAGACCGTCAAGACCGGCACCGAGTTCATCCGGCTCGCCCGCTCCATCATCACGAAGCACAAGGCCGACGTTCTCATCGCCGACCCGCTCCTGTCCTACGCCGGCGACGACATCAGCGATCAGGCGTTCATGTCACGCTGGCTCCGCAACGAGCTGAACCCGGTACTCCAGGAGACCGGCGTCCTCTGGACTTGGCTGCACCACATGCCGAAGCCACCCAAGGGCGAGCAGGCCAAGGGCACCGTCAGCGATCTCGCCTACGCCGGAGCCGGATCCGCCGACCTCACCAACTGGGCGCGCGAGGTCGCAGTCCTCCAACGCCAGGGCGACGAGCCGGTGTTCAACCTCACCCTCACCAAGCGCGGCAACCGCTCCGGCATGGTCGACATCGAGGGCCAGCGCAGCTCGAAGATCAGGATCCAGCACGCCGCCCACGGCATCTGCTGGCAGCACGCGCTCAACGCCACGTTCAAGGTCAACCGCAGCCAAACTGGCCCCAGACTCCCTTCGTTCCGATGACTCACCGAGAACGCTTCAGCCCGATGCCACCCTTGGCCCACGATTGGAAAAACCCCGAGCGCAGCGAACTCCTGCGCTGGATTCAGGATTCGTTCAGCTATGACTTCGAGAAGTCCAAGCGCGTCTGGGAGTACGTCCGCAAGCAGGAATTCGTCGTCTTCCTCAAGCCGCCCTTCAAGTGGCAGGGAGTAGCCTACGTTCGCGAGCAAACCCAGGCAGAGATCAACGCTGACCTGATGGCCAAGATCCGCCGCTTGGAAGGCCAGATCGCGTCGCTCAAGAAGAAGTATCTGGCCCACCTCGACCGACTCCATCCTGGCGTCTGACTGAATAGATACAGGGAGGATACTGGGAACGTACAAAACAGTGACTAGTCCCCCCCCCTATCTCCTAAAGGAGAGAGTGTACGCTCTCGCTCCCTTTCGGGGAAAGGGACGAGCGTACAAAATCGAACCCAAAAAAACATGCCGCGACTCGCCGTGGCCCACCTCAAAAGCTCTTATGGAAACCAACGAAAAAAACCTGCCCGACCACTGGAAAGTCCGCGTCGCCCTCCGCAACGCCGGCCTGATTCACCTCGCCTCCACAACTGAACCTGTCGTCGTTCGCGCCGATGGCCGCGTCACCGATGTGCGCCTCACCCCGCTCGGCGACCCCACCTTGGCCGACCACGCCGAATTCATCGATTGGAACCAGGTCTCGGCCATCACTTGGCGATTTGCCCCGACGCCGCCGCCGCCCGAAAAAACTTTCGTTCTCGAGAAAGCCAGACGCGCCCGTCGTATCGACTCGCTCTGACCCGTACACTTTCGCGAGGCGCTCGCCCCCTTGGCCCACTCCACGAAAAATCTTCCGCGAGGCTGTAGACCAAAAAATTTCCACTAGGTACATTCAGGCTCACATGGGTGAACCTTCACAGTTCGCGGTAGATGGCGGCAGACCTGACCCACTCGTCGGCGAATCCGTCGACACCCGCCTGGCCCGCAGCCCAGACTCCATGGCCCGCACCGCGCTCAACATCTCCCCCGAGAAGCGCGCCGCCATCGAAGACCTCCTCCGCAAGGGAACCGGCATCGTTCGCATCGCCCAAGAAACTTCCTCCGGCCCTGCCACCGTCGCCTTGATCCGCGACCAGCTAGTCGAACGCGAACCCGAGCTGTTCAAACGCCAGATGCTCGGCACGCTCCACCGCTTGGCCAACAAGACCGCAGCGACCATTCAACGAGGCTTGGAGGGTCTTGATTCGCAGGAGATTAAAGCGGGACAGATTCCAGGACTTTCCGTGGCGCTGGGAATTTTGCTCGACAAGACCCAAGTTCTGGCCGGCGAACCGGCTGTTTCGGTGGTCGAGCACCGGGTTTCGGTCGATGCCGAGTCGCTGCGCGCGATGATGAACGAACCGAAACGTGTCGAAGCCATCGAGGCCGACACCGTTCAGATCTCGTAAGATGCTAACGGTAAGCGAGTAACAAGCGGCGCAGCAAAGCTCAACAACTTAACATAATGTACATTGTCGGAAGCGGACAGTCAGACGCAAACAACTCGCACCAGCCAAGGGGGGGAGGGGGTGGCCCCATCGCCGCGAGCGAAGGAAACGCGACGGGTCCAGCCGCCGAAAATTTTCCCCAAAACGCGGAGCGCGAGATGGATTTCGCGGACAAGACGGGCCTTGGCCGACCCGCGTTGCGCGAGATGCGGCAGCAGCACCTGGTGGAGGGCACAGATTGGTGGATGACCGAGAAGCCGAAGACGGTCTGGCTGGCGGAAAGCGGGCGGCGGAAGATTTTCGAGTTGATCGCGGCGCCGGAAGCCCTGGCAGCGGCCCAGGAATCGCCCAGGAGTGAAGATCTGGCGCCGGCGGGCCACAGATACCCTGACGCGGAGATTCCGCGCCTGCCGCAGAATGGCTTGATCGTGGAGCATGGCCGACCGGGATGGTGGACGGCGGACGAGGCTCGCGTCTTGCAGAACAAGTTTGCGAATCGGCGGGCCATCCTGGTGGAGTTTGAGGGGCGGCAGGTGATCTGCCGGGTGAAGGACTCGACCAATTTTCAGCCTGGGATGGTGATCCCGGTGCGGCGGTACGAGGGCATCGTCCTGGCGGCGCGTCAGCCGCGGTGGCCGGGGAAGTGGTGATGAGCGATCTCGCCCAGTTCGCGGGGTATAAGCCTGCGCCGCACCCGGTGATCCCGGCGCCGACGCCGGAGGACATACGGCGCATGGTGGACACGAAGGGTCTCGATGAGACGGTGCGGATCCTGCAGTTGCGGGAGGACAAGATCGTGGCCGAGCAGCGCGACCCGTACCGCCACGGGTACGAGCCGAAGCACTGGAAGGAGGCGGATCAGTTGCTGCTCAAGCACCGCGAACTGCTGATCAACGGCGGGAACCGCGCCGGGAAGACGGAGTACGCGGCGAAGCGGGTGGTGCAGCTCCTGGTGGCCAACAAAGGCACGCGCGTCTGGTGCCTGCACACTACGTCGATGTCGTCGATTCAGATGCAGCAGAACGTGATCTTCAAGTACCTGCCGCCGGAGTGGCAGCGGCTACGGAAGACGAAGGTGACGAATATGAGCTACACGCAGAAGAACGGGTTCTCGGAGAACACGTTTGTCCTGCCGAACGGCTCCCAGTGCTTCTTCCTCAATTACTCGCAGGACCGGAAAGTCATCGAGGGCGGCGAACTCGACATGATCTGGTGCGACGAGTTGGTGCCGCAGGACTGGATCGACACGCTGCGCTACCGCTTGGTCACGCGCAACGGGCTGTTTGTCCTGACCTTCACGCCGGTCCTGGGGTACACGCAGGCGGTCAAGGAGTTCGTCGCCGGGTGCAAGTTCACGCACGCAAAGAAGAGCGAACTCTTGGCGACCACGGTGAACGTGCCGGGACTGCCGCGGGGGACGATGCCGTACATTGCGACCTGTCATGGGAAGCGCGGCGCGGTGATCTGGTTTCACAGTATCTTAAACCCGTATTCGGACTGGGCGAACATGAAAGCCGCTCTGCAGGGGAAGACGGCGTATGAGGTCAAAATTCGCGCCTACGGCTGGGCTGAGTCGCTCCAGGGGTCGCAGTTCCCGCTCTTTGGTGAGCACAACATCGTGAAGCCCGAGGACATTCCGCGGGACGGCACGAACTACATGGTGATGGATCCCGCCGGCGCGCGGAATTACTTCATGCTCTGGCTTCGCGTCGGCACCGATGGCCGGCGCTATGTGTACCGCGAGTGGCCCGACATGAGCATCGGCGAGTGGGCGCTGCCATCGGAAAAGCCGGACGGGAAGATCGGCATTGCGCAGCGCAACGGCGCCGGTCGAGGCGTCTCGGCGTACCGTGCGCTGATCCGCGAACTCGAGGGCAAGGAGAAGATTTTCGCGCGCTACATCGACCCGAAGGCGGGCGGCACGAAGACGCAGGCGCAGGATGCCGGCATCACGCTGACGCAGCTCTTCGAGACCGACAACGACGAGGATCCGGCGGATCCCGGCATGTACTTCGAGCCGGCGGCGGGCCGCGGCATCGATGAGGGCGTCGGTATCATCAACGACTGGCTGGCCTACGATCCGAACGAGCCGATTGACGAGAAGAACCGCCCGCAACTGTACGTCTCCCGCGACTGCCAGAACCTGATCTACTCGCTGCGTGAGTGGACCGGCCAGGATGGCGACAAGGGGGCGACCAAGGATCCAATCGACTGCCTGCGCTACCTGGCCGTCATGGACCCCGTGGATCACGGCAAACGCTCCTTCGCCGCGGTGGGCGGCGGCTCCTACTGATGACGACGTATCCACTTTTACTGACGCGCAAGCAGGCG